AAACGGAATTGGCGGCCCCGACCACAAGCTCATCCCATTTAGGGGTAGAGTTGCCGTAGATTAAAGAACCACGGGTTACTGTTTGAATTACGGAGTCGGTATGTGCCGTACCGCCGTCTAAAATTGCATGAGCGGCACCACCGCCTGCGTCACCATCAAGTAATATTTTTTTCCAGCCTGCCATTTATTCTTCTTTCGGTTTATAGGTTAAACCTATTTCCTGATTTATTAAATCACTCTTTATCATCTCAAGCACTAAAATAAGTTCCGCAACAGACATACCTTTCCCCATTTGATGTTTTGCAAGGGAAATCACCTGATTATGAAACTGTTTTATCTGCTCGGAACTCATTTAGACCTGGTAAACATAAGGGTGCGAGTCGTCACTATCATAGTAAAAAGTTCCCGCAGTTGTTCCCGTGCCTGACGTCTTTGCCGTCAATATTATTTGGCTAAATGCAATATCAGTTGCAGTTTCATCTATTTCCGATGCCTGTACCGCATTTGACGCAATTGCCGCCGCATCCACAACTCCAGATGCAAACTTATTGGCATTGTCGATAAATCCCGTTGCCGTATCGTGAACATGGTCGTCTTTTGATGCCGCCGTTCCCGACCCTGCCGAAGCTGCCGTTCCGACATCCGCCGGAGCACTTGCCGATAAAGTCGCAACATCTCCTACTCCCCTTGATAATTCAATCCATGCACCACTTGTATCAAGTCCCACATCATAAATAAGCGTAATCGTGTCATCAATATCATCCATTAAATAGTTTGTATTTCCATTTAAAAGGATATTATTACCTGATGCCGCTGCTTGATTATGGGCAACCGTTATATTAACCGTGTCGGAAGATGGCCTTAAAATCAATAAATCACCATCCGCACCTGACGCTATGGAATCAAGTTGGTCTGCCGCCCCGCCTTCACCCGCAATCGAGTGATAAGTTTGGGTTGCAGTAACTGCTCCCGTTGCAATAGTCAATAAAGAATCCGCACCTACGTTTAAAAGCGTAGTTGATTGAGCATCACCCTCTAAAAGTATTTTCTTAAAACCTGCCATTTATTTATTCCCCTCCTTTCTTTTTAGGATTTTCCAATAATTCATCCATCACTTCTTCCCTTTTCTTGTTTAAATCATTCTGAGCCTGTTTAATGGCTTTCTGGGTACTTTCAACATCACCTGCCGTAATTTCATTGACAAGCATCATTAAAACCTTTTCCTCAAGGTATTTTTCAATGGGTTTATCCTCCGCCAGTTTTTCAAGCTGTAAAACGGCGGTTTTTGTTAAATTTAGCTTAACCATCCTTTTTTGCCTTTCTTTTTAGGTGTATCTTCTGATTCTTTGACCTTTGGATATTGATTCCAAATCCTGCATTTATGGCAATTGAATGATTTTGTAACCTCGTGTTCTTCTTTACATTTTTCACAATTGACTAAAGCCATTTTTCGCCTCCTTTCTCATCCTGTATCTAAATATATATTGTTATCAGTTGTAAGATAAACCAATCTGCCTTTATTCCCCGCAGTTGGTAACGCTCCAACATTTTCTACTCTAAATTCAAGTATCTGATATAAATTCATATCCAAATTACCTGTTGCTCCTCCTTCAAAAGTATCTTTCTCTCGTAAATTATCTAAAAATGTATCCCAAGTTGGCTGCAACATTAAAAAGCACTCCCATAAGTTCCATAAGTTAAAGTTGCCCTATCAGCCCAAGCAGTCGCATAAGTCGTGTAAGTAGGATTATTAGTCTCTGTTGCAAATCTTATTGAAGTTCCACTTGTTGTATCTATACTTTGAATATACCAATCGCCATCGGCATCTTCTTTACCTACATATGTTAAAGTTGCACTGGGTTCAGCCACATCATTAGTAATATATTCACCCATGGCGTTTGTAGTTACACGCTTTAAGACATCACCTATCGGGTCATAACTTAAAAGTTCAGTAGTCGGGACATTAAAATCCGTATCAAAGCCTAAATTGGCAATGTTTTGATTGGAATATTTAGTTGAATGTGTAGGTTTAGTCGGTTGTGCCATATTAACTTTGTCCGAATTTCTGTATATTGTGTCTAAGATTATCGGTATCTATAAGAAATTTAATATGGGAAGATAACACGCCAAGTTTCACAACAGAACGGGTTTCTTTTCTGATATCCAATAGCTTTTCCATCTTTTTGATTTCATCTTTTATGGCATCTACATTATTGGCGTAAATTCCTTCATGTATTTTCCCTTTAAAATAAACATCAATTAACCCTACTTCCTGTGCAAATACATCCCAATTATCACCTAAATTAAATAAATCAACCACCAATGGATGCCCATGCTGAGTTTGATAATCAAGATAGGGAATTTCAACGCTATCAACTATTGCTTGGTTTGTGGTTTCTTTAGCAATAGGAGTAGTTTCCTCTTTTGGAGGTTCCTGCCGTGTTCTGAAGGTGGTGCTAAAATTGTTGTCCGTGTTCATTTTCTTGTTTTAAAAGTAATAACTGGTTTTCATAATATTTAAAAGCTCTATGATCTCCTACCCTAACTGCTTTAATTAACTTATCCCGCAGTTCCCGTGAACCTTTAGATTGATGGATAATATCGCTCATTGTTTTTTCCACCTTTTGCCTCCAATGGGTTGAAGGTTCTTTTTTGTATATTTTATATAGTTCCTCTAAGTCAAAACGTCTTCCTTGATCTAAGTTCATATTAAAAAGTAGTCAGGCGGCGGTCTGAAGCACCGCCCTTTCTACAATTGCCTCAAACTATTATGCTGCCGCAAATCTACCCGTGAGTATCCACTCACTATTAAGTATCTTTACAGCGTATGATCCTGCCCACGAAACGAAAGTTACTCGTCCTGCTGGTGAAGAAGAATCAACTGCGTTTGGTAGAATATACAGTTTTGGCGTATCTCTCTCCAAATCATAGACTCCAAAAGAATTTGAGCCGTGAACATAAGTATAAAATCTAGTAACTCCCGAAGAAGCCGTAGATGTTGCCTCAATTCCACTAGCCAAATCCTTATTTAAAAGCCATCTGACTCCATACAGTTCACCCATTTCCCCTTTGTAAAGGTCTTTTACATCGGAATAGGTTTTTGCATTTACCCAAGTAGTATCACCGATTAGCTTATATTTGCTATAAGGTTCTACTTTGCCAATATAAAATCCATCGGGATACTTCGTAGCTTTATTAAGCTCAAGTGTCCTTGTCATAATACGGATATTACAAGCGTCTAAGACGTCACCTGCGGTAAATGTTGAAACCGTATGACTATTACCATAGAAAGATGTACCATTTGTCAATTCCGCTCTGACTAATCGGTTAAGAGTTTCACCCATATTTTGCCCGACAAGTTCAATCTTTTCCTTCATACCCGAATCAATAGAAACTACGGTTAAAAGTTTGGAATGAACCGTTGTTAAACCATACTCCGAAAGTGTCATAGATACTGTCGAAGCATTGATCGCACAAATAACAGGATTTGATGCTTCACCTACAGGATCGGTAATAATGGTTAATGGGTTATAACGTGTAAAGTTTACGCTTCTACCCTCACCTACTGGATGCGTGCGAATCTGGCCTCCTTCTTTAAGGATTAATTCCATTTCAGCACGTGCCAGAAAGACCTTTTCGTAATAGGTCGAAACCTCCTGTGCCAGTGAAGTTGTTGAACCCTCATTGACGATTGAGTCAATTTTTGTTCCAACTGCTGCCATTTATATCCCTTCCTTTCCGAGCAATAACTGCTCAAGTGCAAAGTTCGTATCAGACGCACTAAGTTGTTACTATTCCTAATTCCTGCTCCAGTTCCTCGATAGTTTTCTCATGTGCCGTTTTCTCTACCTTGCGGATAGAAGTCGGCTTTAGAGCGGATTGCGATACTTGCTTTGCTAAATTCTCGGAAGCCTCGCCAACTTCTTTTGTTACCGCCCCCTTATAGGGTTTCATCAGTTTATCCACAAACTTTAAAACCGATGCAGAATACGGATTGGCTTTTACATAAGCCTCTACCGCCTCAGTAACAGTTTCGGAAAGTTCGGAATTGTAGCTATCGGAGTCAGGATCAAGTTCAGGATACTTTCTGACCGAATCCAAAGCCTCATTGTTAATCCGTCCGATTGCCTCGGATTGCTTTCTGCCCAATTCGGCTTCGGCTCTCATCTGCTGAAGAATCTTTGCCTCACGTTCCGATTGTCTTTTATTCAGTTCGTTGACATCAATTTCCTCACCAGCGGCAATCAACGGCTCTTGCGGATTATATTGGGGCATTTGTAATTCCCCTGTGGTACTTCCACTTGTAAGTTCCGCAAGTTTCTCGGCTAAAGATTGGGCTTTTGCCTCGGCATCCTTGGCTCTGGCATTAAGTTCCCGCACTCTGGCTTCGTAGCCTTTTTTCTTGCTTTCCACTGTTTCGGCTGTTTCCCCTTCGGTTTCGGCCGTCACCTCAACTTCAGGCTGTTCAGCTTCCCCAGCCGTTTGTTCTTGAGTTGGCGATTCCTCGGTAGCGGTTTCATCTCCGCTTTCTTTTACGCCTTTAGGCTCGTCCATTTAGACTCACCTCCTTTCACACACCTGTATCGTAATGTGAGAATACGATTAAGTTCTATTTTTAAAGAGCGGTCTGCCCTGATCGTCAAGGCCGACTAATAACTTATCCATACCGATATAAACTGCATGGATGAGTTCACAGCTTTTACAAATGCAATATGGCCCTTCTTGCCTCCATTCGTGGTGTTCATTCGGTTTAAAGATAAAATCCGGTTTCTCATAGATTTCCTCAATTGGTTGTTCCGTCTGGCCGTTCGACTTGAGATTTTGCATCCTGAACCTTGTTTAAAATTCTTTTAATGACTCCTTTTGCAAGATTAGCAACAATCGTATTTTTGCCTATTTCCTCAAAGTTTTGTCCCACTTCCATTGCTTTTTCATTTATGAAATCAAGCCCGTCAATTTGTTCCTGTATAAATTCTTCAAGTATTCTCCATCCTGCCGTTTGTGATATATGGTAAAGATGGCGTTCTTCATCGGTTGCCCCCGTTTCCTTAACCTTTTCATCACTTGCGATATTTACATTAAACTGAGGTTTTAAAGCCTCATTTACTTTAGGCACCAATTCCTCCTTGTGGTATACCCTGTTCCTGCATCGGCATTTCCCCGTTAGGCTGAGGAGGAATGGCGTTCATGTTTTGTCCCTGCATACCTCCCTGCATAGCCTGTGCAAACTGCTGGGCGTGACTGTCCAGTATGCTTTTGGCATTTTCTTCGGGTGTCTTTTCAATTAAAATCTTATCCCAGTCCTGAATACCGGAGTTTGAGATTAGACGCTTCATCAGCTCCCCGAAGTTGAAATCAAATCCCTGATTCTGCAAGGCACTTTCAAACATATTGCCCTGCGGTGTCTGGGCTTGAATATAAAGAATAATTAACTGTGTGATATTATCCTGCTGGGTTTTCTGGTCTGTAGCAAAAGTTGATCCTGAAACAATCTCATAATCATAAAGCACCGATTCGGTAGGCTTGATTGATATTTTGCCTGTTTTTTTGTTATAGATTTCGTCAATTTCGGGGTAAGAACGCTTAAGTTCGTTTATTTCATCCTCAAAAATACGGACGGTAATGGCACTTTTTTGTTTTTTGGAGATAAGGTTGACAAATTTCTTCATTACGCTTTTAACAAACTGTTCCATGTAGAACCTGTCGGCATTATCACGGGTGTTTTCTCTGCCTTGCTGAAGGGCAAGTGCTTTAGGGGTTTTACCG